TAATTATTTGAAAGAACAAGGTTTACCGTATAGAGTATTAGATGATAACCTTTTAACGGAAAGTTCTGAATGGCATTTATTTATCGGGTCTGTAGCTTAGTTGGCCTAAAGCAGCTTGCTTATAATCAGGTGATCACTGGTTCGAATCCAGTCTGACCCACCAATTTTGAAAAAGATATGAAAGTAATAGACGCTGGTCATGAATATCAATTGACACATGTCGGTGAACAAATCGACTGGGTGAAATCTCATGAAACTATCACATTTATAAAACGTTCTGGTAAATTAAACACACACGATGTTGAATATAACGGAACTAACGTTCAAGAATGTTTACGTGTGTTAATTGATAGAACTTTATATCTCGATGAACAATTAACATGTGAAGAAAGTAAAGATGCTTTGTATTATTTACGTCAAACATTATTTATTTTTGAAGCTCGTGCATATCGCCGCAAATTACAAAAACAAAACCGTCAAGATGGTCTGCATGATAAACCAGCAGAACGATACAAAGATATACCATTTAGTGAGTATGAAATAGAAAATTTACCTGTTGGTAGTGATGGACATATTTTATTATGATAATTTGTCATAATTTGAAATGTGTGTATAATTGTTTTCCAGTTACAAACAATCAACAATTATAAATAATAATGTAACGATAGACGTTGCATAACTTTTAATTTAAGAGGATTTCTTAAATGTCAAAACCGTATGATAAAGCTGCCATTATTGGTAGATTCCAAATTCCACATCGTGGGCATGTTCACTTATATAATGAAGCAAAGAAACTAGCTGATGAAGTTGTCATTTTAATTGGTTCTGTAGATAAACCTCCAACACCATTAAATCCATTTTCGTTTGATACTCGCAAAACTATGTTGGCGAATGTTTTGGGTGAATACGATGATATTTTACCTCTTCGTGATCAAATTTACAATCCACATAATTGGACTGCTGATGTTGCCAATAAAGTTAGATCGACACATCCACGTGGATGGGGTGATTATCCACCAAAAGTGGTATTGGTTGGTTATCATAAAGATGATAGCTCATATTATCTTGATTTGTTTCCTCAATGGGATTATCACGAAATCACACCAATTGAAATTCTTAGTGCCATTGATATTCGAACTGCATTATTCGAACATAAAGATCCGCATCAGATAGAAGCAATTTTTCCGCATACTGCTGAATTTTTATCAGATTGGATGCTATCTAGTCAATTTAAATATTTGGTTGATGAACATGAACATATTGTTAAAGAACATAAAAAATGGGAGGACGCACCATATCCACCAATTTTTCAAACTGCTGATGCATTAGTGGTTCAATCTGGTCATGTTCTTTTAGTTAAACGACGTTCAGCACCCGGCAAAGGTCTATGGGCAATACCCGGCGGATATGTAAATGTAAAGGAAACTATACGTCAAGCTGTGTTACGTGAATTGCACGAAGAAACGAAAATTAAAGTTCAGCCAATTATAGTGGAACGTTCGATCACTCGTGAAAAAACATTTGACGATCCGAAACGTTCACCACGTGGAAGGATCATCACAAAAGTGTCATTGATTCAATTATCTGGACATAACTTACCACGTGTAAAAGGTTCTGACGATGCAATAAAAGCCAAATGGTTTCCGATAAATGAAGTAATGGGTATGAGCCATATAATGTTCGAAGACCATTATGATATTTTTTTAAATATGACTGGTGGTCTGTAATGAAATCTTATGAAACATTTAGGCAATCTGAAAACTATCGTCAACTATTGGAACAGTATTCACTAGATACGTTAGGTGTATGGGATGTCTATGGTGAAGATCCAAATTGTGATCTTGGTGGATCACACATAAGACCATATTTGGGATCATGGTATGGATCATTACGTTTAGTTTTGCATAAGGCAGTTAACCGACATGATTTTTGGTCATGGGGTTATGGTGGCAATATTAAATTAAACGCTGATACCGATGAATACCAAAAGCGAGAAACCGCATTATCCAAATTAACAGACGAAGATAAACTTGTTCTTGGTCTGTAATAGTGTAACGATAGACGTTACGTTTTTTAAACTTACATATAGAGGATTTCTAATATGTCAAATATAATTTTAAGTACAGATTCATATAAATTGAGCCATGCACCACAGTATCCAAAAGGTACTACAGGTGTGTTTTCGTACACAGAACCACGTGGTGGTAAATTTAAAAAATCTGTCGTGTATGGGCCACAAGCCTATGCCAAAGAAATGTTATCTAATCCAGTTTCCATTCACGATATTAACGAAGCTGAATCAATCATTGTACCACATCGTTGTCCATTTAATAAAGCTGGTTGGAAACATATTCTTAACAAACATGGTGGATATCTTCCACTACATATCAAAACTGTTCCTGAAGGTACGGTAGTTCCTATTAGTAACGCAGTAGGTACTATTGAAAATACTGATCCAAAGACTGCATGGTTATCATCATACGTTGAAACTCCTTTTCTTCGTGCGACATGGTACGGTACAACAGTTGCTACTATCAGTTGGGAAATTAAACAATTGATTCTTTCATATCTAGAAAAAACTGGAACACCTGACGATATATATTTCAAATTGCATGATTTTGGTGCACGTGGTGTTTCATCTGCACAATCTGCTGCTATTGGTGGATCTGCGCATTTAGTCAATTTCATGGGTACAGATAATGTCGAATCGTTATCTCATGTAATGCGATATTACAACACCAAAAACATGCCCGGATTTTCAATCCCTGCTTCAGAACATTCTACAATAACAGCATGGGGTAAAGAATTTGAAGTTGACGCATATCGTAACATGTTGAACACTTATAAAAGCAATGGCATATTTGCATGTGTTATCGATTCGTATAATCCATATCACGCTGTTGAAAAACTTTGGGGTGAAGAACTACGTCAAGAAGTAATCGACTCAGGTGCAACTGTTGTTTTACGTCCTGATTCAGGTGATCCTGTTGAAGTCAACGTTAAAATAATTCAAATTCTTGCAGACAAATTTGGAACTACTGCCAATCTTAAAGGTTTTAAAGTTTTGAAACATGTTCGATTGATTCAGGGTGATGGTGTTAATTATGACACAATTAAAAACATTCTTGATGCATTTGTGAAACTTGGATTCTCTGCTGATAACATCGCGTTTGGAATGGGTGGTGCATTACTGCAAGGGATGGATCGTGACACTCAACAATGGGCAATGAAATGTTCAGCAATGCAGATTAATGGACAATGGAATGATGTTTTTAAAGACCCATCTACAGACGTTGGCAAGCAGTCAAAACGTGGACGGTTGCAACTGGTTAAAACTAGTAATGGTGGATACCAAACAGTCAAAGAAGGTGCGACATCGTTACCTAATGAACTAACTACTTTATACAAAAATGGTGAACTGTTCAATGAACAAACTTTTGAAGATGTTCGTATCAATTCTGAAAAATAACGTTTGACGCTATATTCAAATTGATATATCATGTTCGTATCTTAAACAAATGAGGTACGAACATGACAGCAATTAACAAAAATACACTTCCAGACGTTCGAGCAGATATAAATGCAGCACTTGCGACAGTTGCTGAAAAACATTCATTATCATTTGATATTGGTAACATTTGATTTACCAGTGATTCATTCCGTTGTAAGCTTGAAGCTCACGCTATACTACCAACTTCAGACACTTCTATTATTGATACAGAACGTGAAGCATTTAGTAGTATGTGTGGTTATGTGAATCTTACACCTGATTTTTATGGTCGTGTGTTTAATGTGGGTGGTGAAACTTTTAAATTGTGTAAAATCAAGCCAAATAATTCTAAATACCCATTGATTGCAAAAAAGGAAGGAAGTTCTTCACTATTTAAATTTCCAGTGGATGTAGTTAGGTAACTTATGAAAATTAAAAAGATATCAGTTGGTAAATATTCGTTTACCAACTCCAATGGTGTAACAGGTGAAATATCACTAGCCAGTCAAGCTAAATGGCACGTTTATGACAGCGATGGTAATCATATTCACCTCACTAAGAAAAAACGGTTTGCTGTCGAGTATGCGAGTGGTCTAACTTCATCAAACAAAAGTACCAAAAATGGTGTCAAATGTTGGAAGTGTGATGCTATCACAGAAATCGATCCATCTTTAGATGATACGTTTGGTAGACAGACTGTAACCTGTGTTTGTGGCGTACTGATTGGTGCCTCACGACGTTTTGTCGCAACATCGAAGTCATCACCTACCAAATAGATCCTAACGCATTAGGCGTTAACCAAACAATAGTTAAGTTATCACATATAAACCTGTTAGAGTGGGATTATATGTGATATAATATACATCTAATTAATTGAGAGATCTTTATGAGTTTACCAAAATACAAACTTGATATTATTGCTGATTTTTTAATCAATAACGACATGTCTGATGACGATGAAATGGTAGATTTCTTCATCGATCATAATATTCCTGATAATTATATTGATGAAGCAGTTGCATTACGACCTGTTGTCATGGTGACTCCAATGGTTACTAATGTCGTTTTAGTTGATGATAAACTTGAATTGGAAGTTTTCGTTCCTAATTTCAGTTAATGAAAACAATAATTGCGGGTGGTCGAGATGTTCGATTATCTGCAAAAGATTTACTACTCCTAGATAATTTAAAATCAGAGATCACTGAAGTGGTCTGTGGTTGTGCACGTGGTGTTGACACTGATGGTAGATCTTGGGCTATACGACTTAGTGTACCATACATTGATTTTCCTGCTGATTGGAAACGTTACAATCTTGCTGCTGGTGGTATCAGAAACGAACAGATGGCAGTATATGCTGATGCGTTGATTGTATTTTCTGGTAATACAGGTACTAATGACATGTTTAAACGTGCAGTCAAACATAAACTCAAAATTCATGATTTTAGACATGTTTCAAGTTTTAAATATTTACTTTGACATAAATACTTTTTTGGTGTATATTAAATCCTACATTAATTGGATCACGAAGACCCAACCGAAGCCTCTAAAACTTCACGTTCTGAGTTCGATTCTCAGGTGATCCACCAATTTTAAACAGAAAACACATAACCTAACAGAGGATTATTAAAATGAAGAAATAGAAAACTAAAAAAGCTTGTTCATGTAAATCCAGTAAAGACGTATATTGTATTATCGATGAAGACAAAAATACATTACATCGTATTACGTTTTCAAGATCTTTAGCAGAGCATATCATCGAAACTACTAACGGTTACAAATTGCAAATTGCGCAGTATGTAAGAACTAGAAAGTTACGAAACGGTGAACGATCCAATGCCTTATATGGTATTATTGCATCAGCGAAGGACTTGATATTAAGAATTCAAATACGTCAAGAATTGGCAGAAATTTATGTCAATGATGAATCAAGGCATATTGAAGAAATCTATTTGCAATATGTCTAAATAGTAAGTCATGATAGAGAGGCGAAATTTCCGAAGTTGGTTTGACATCGACCTAGCGAAACGTACACGACATTACTCTATCGCTTTATCATTGTATGAAGCAAACAATAGGTTGATAGACGCGGGTTCGACTCCCGCCATCTCCACCAAAAGTTGTCCACAGCTAACATGGGATCAGGTAAGACTGATAGGAAGTCAAGTACAGGTCACGTGACCTGTGCACGACACACAAATCTACTGACATTAGCGAGTCGGGTGGACAATTTTTGATGGGGATGCCTTGGAATCGATATTGATGCGACGATATGTTGACAATGCGTGGTTATTCACGAAAAAAGATAAAACGAAATAAAGGCAAACGATAACTTTACCTTTGGTGAATTCGCACTAGCTGCGTAAACCAACTGGGATTTCAGACTTCGGTCGAGTTGTTCCTTGTTACCCAAACAACTTTTTCTTTCTAATGGTACATCTATGGCAACATTTAATGAAGACGAACTGAAAAAACTTCGTGAAAGTACCATACTAGCTATTCATAATGACAATAATTCATTCAGTTTATTGTACGATAGTGACTCACCTGAACAATATAAAAAACTTCTGTATGGCGTTTCTGTCTTATTAGGTGATGTTAATTTCTGTAAAGATATGATCACTGTAGCCGACGATAATGAGTATGTTGAGCGTGTTACTGTTCCAACCTTCCATTAATATTTGATTTTTTAAATTAAAACGTTTATGATCTCAAAATATTTAATTTTATCTATATAATTTTCAACTAATAAATAGGCAATAAATGAAAACTGAACCTGTTACATTCTTATCCGGTAATCCCGGAATTCGTATAAATAAATTTTTCGCTTCATTTGCATTTGAAAATGATCAAATTGATGAACAACGTGTTGTAATGCCCGACGGTGCCATAATTCCACTAGCAGTACTACAACGTTGTTCCGATTCAGTACCGCTAGGTCGATTAATTAAACGATTAGGGAATATGCAAAAAGGTTCAATGTAATGGATTTAATCAATACACTAATGAAATCAACTAACAGTGAATTTGCGAATTTGGTAGTTGATGGTGTAGTTGGTGACAATATTGGTTTTATTGACACTGGATCGTATGCGTTAAATGCTTTATTTTCTGGATCTATTTTTGGTGGAATCCCATCGAATAAAATTGCTGCATTTGCTGGCCCTTCCGGTGTTGGTAAAACATATTATGCGTTACAAGTAGTTAAAGCTTTTCTAGATAAAGATCCAGAAAATGTTGTTATGTATTTTGAATCAGAATCAGCGATTGATTCAGAAGTTGTTAAATCTCGTGGTATTGATCCTAAACGTATGGCAATTGTTTCAGTCGCTACTGTTCAAGAATTTCGACATCAAGCGTTAAAAGTACTTTTGGAATATGAACAAGAATCTTCGGAAAAGGAACGAGAATCACCTAAATTATTAATAGTTTTAGACTCTTTGGGAAATTTGTCAACAACTAAAGAAGTTGAAGATATGGCGTCGGGTTCTGAAAAATTGGATATGACACGATCTAAATTAATACGTGGAACTTTTCGGGTATTAACTTTGAAATCTGGTAAACTTAACGTACCATTTCTATTGACTAATCACGTGTACGACACACAATCTACGTATAGTACAAAGGTCATGGGTGGTGGTGAAGGATTAGTTTATGCTGCATCATCAATTGTATTTTTATCAAAAACGAAAGAAAAAGAAGAAAAAGGTGGGCCAGTTGTTGGTGGTTTATTGACTGCGTTGTTGACAAAAGGTAGACTAACTATTGAACAGAAAAAGGTTCAAACTCGTTTGTTTTTTTCATCTGGACTTGATCAATATTATGGTCTTGTAGATATTGCTATAGATGCTGGTATTTTTACCAAATTTTCAACAAAAATAAAATTACCAGACGATACAACTCATTTCAGAAAGCACATTGAAAACAAACCCGAAAAATATTTTACACCTGATATACTTCGTCAAATCGACGAAGCATGCCCCAGTTTGTTTTGTTATGGTTCAGACATAAAAGAATACGATGAAGAAAATATTATTATACCTATTAAACCTGTTAAAGATAAATCAACCAGCGACAAATAATTCAACACAATTTGACTCTTTTGATTTTTTCATAGATGATGAAGAACAAATTCATGTTATTGTTTCTGACACGTCAAAACTGATAATTAAAAAAATCGAATTCACAAACAATCAACAAAATGTTATATGTGATTATGATATTGTTGGTGATGTTACAGACAGTGAACGAATCGCACAACAATTTATAACACAGCTATTAGTATTAGGTAATTCTAAAAATGACAAACTATAAAATTAATTTAGTATCAAACCCATCTGAAAACACGTTTATTATAAATTGTGAAAATCGTGTAATCTCTGTTGATATTGAAACACCTTCAAAATCTAAAACATTATCAGGCGAAAAATTGACACGTGATATTCTTAATGAAATAACATCACAAGTTGAAACATATATTTCACAACAAATTGCTACGCAACAAGCTAACGCCGATCTAGTTCGACGTGATCAACAAACCTTTGTCAATGAAAAAATTAATAATATTGCCAATGCATTATCATGGTATGAAGAAGAATATTTTGAAGTAATACTTGATGAACAAGCACACGCACTTGCGTTGTATTTAGATAATTTATCATCTGATGAACGTATCAATAATTTGAAAAATTCAATAAAAACTGATGTAATACGTGTCATAAAAATTGATACAGAAAGTCAGGAATAAAGATTGGAAACAGATGAATTAATTTTACATTATTTAATTAACGACGAAGCATATATAAGAAAAGTAATACCTTTTCTTCAACCAGAATATTTTGATGGTGCAGCGAATGTATTGTTTAAAATAGTCTATGATTTTTTCGATAAGTATAACAATGTTCCAACATACGCTTCATTGCAAATTGATGTCGATGAATATCGTGGTATGGATTCTCATACCTATGATGCATTGACAGAATTTTTCATAAAATCTAAAGAATTAGAAAGTAAAGTTGATCAGCAGTGGTTGGTCGATATTACAGAAACATTCTGTAAAGATCGTGCGTTAAATATTGCAATGCTTGAAGCTATGGCAATCATGGATTCAATAGATGAAAATCTTTCTAAATCAAGTATACCGCAATTACTTCAAGATGCATTAGGTGTTAGTTTTGATTGTAGTGTTGGTCATGATTTCATCGAAGATTCATCAACTAGATATGATCAAATTCATGCTGATGTTGCTCGGCTACCATTTAATATTGACATTTTAAATAAAATTACTAAAGGTGGTGTGACTCGAAAAACATTAAATGTGTTAATGGCCCCAACAGGTGGATTTAAATCTGGATCATTATGTCATTTTGCATCACATTATTTTTTATCTGGTTTAAATGTGTTATATATTACACTCGAAATGTCAGAAGAAAAAATAGGTGAACGTATTGACTGTAATTTATTGGATGTTGATTTTGATACGTTAGATGATATGCAAAAATCGGTGTTTGAAAAGAAAATTGAATATATTAAATCACGTACCCCCGGCAAATTAATAATTAAAGAATACCCAACAGCGACAGCAAATGTCAACCATTTTAGATTTTTATTGCGTGAACTTCGCACTATGAAAGGATTCGTGCCAGATGTCATATTAATAGATTATCTCAATATATGCGCCTCTGCACGTGTTAAAGATTCTGGAAATTCATATAACTACGCTAAATCTATTGCTGAAGAATTGCGTGGATTGTTTGTCGAACATGATGTTGTGGGTTGGACTGCTACCCAAACTAATCGTGATGGATGGGACAGTGGTGATTTAAAATTATCAAATACTTCTGAATCTGCTGGTGTTCCTGCTACATCTGATTTATATTTGGGTGTGATTGGTGGTGAAGATTTGGATCTAATCGGTCAATTGACATGGAAACAATTAAAAAATCGATATGGTGATATAAACTACTATCGTAAATTTAATATCGGTTGTAATAAATCTAAAATGAAATTATACGATTTGGAAACTAAACAATCAGCTACTCCATTACCACCAAAACCTTCTGAACAAGATGTGATTAATTCGACATCCACAAAAACGGAAAAATTTAAATCTTTCAAGGTGTAAATATTTATAAATATTGTTTAAACAACAGTGTTTATGAAGACATTTAAAGATTTAATTGAATCGATACCTACTGATATAATACATGATCCAGAGTTTAAGGCAATGGATCGTGCATTATCTATGGATAATGGAAATCAACTTAAATCTGAATGGCGAGAAGGTAATCTAACACGTATTATTAATTTACTTCATGAACGTTTGCATAATAAAAAAGACATCAAATTAGCCTACGAGTACATTAAAAAATATGGAAATAACAACATCACAGCTTAAAAAATTAGAAGGAGCATTGGATAAATTATTTGCAAATATTGGAATAGATATAGTCTTTACTAGACATTTTATGGATCGGGTGAATGACTCACGTGGTGGTAAACCAATCAAATTTGACGAATTACGAGATATATTTGTTAAAACCTATCGCAAATATAGTAAATTATTACCAAATATGTCGGACGGTGTTGAGGCTGTTCTGAACGATCTTCAAAGTCAATTAAATATCCCGTTTGTTATGAAATGGGATAGACGCGATAAAGAACTTGATTTAGTGTCAAAAACAGTTATGCGCAAACGTGATTTTAAAACAAATGATCCTAAACTTCAAGTTGAATCACCTTTCCTATTTCAAGCTGTGATGGCAAAATTAAATTCAAAAATTCACAAAAAAACATGGAAAGCTGCTATTGATTTCTTTGAATTGGAAAAAAATAAAAGTAAAACAAAAGATTTGGCATTAGCTAAAACGGCTAGAACATTTGGTATTGATCCACATTTGTTTCGTGATTTTTTAGTAAATTCAAAATTATTGAAAGAAAACGTTGTGTTTATATCTGAATCAATATACAATGATAACCATAAATTAATCGACAACGTTTTGTCTGAGTATGGTGCTGAAATAATTATGATTGAATCTAAAAAAGTTACTCCCAAAAAAGCTAATCTTTCGTTTAGTGATCAAATTGATCAAAACCGAAAAGTTAAAGAAGGTAACAGTATATCCATTGATAACGATTTATATAATTGGGTTGTCAAGAAATTTGGAAAAGGTAACAATATTACAATTACTAATATCGCTGTTGCTTTAGCCAAACAGAAAATTGATGTTCACAGTCGAACAAAATCTTTGTCGATAACTACATTTGGTGATTATATTCGGGTACTTAATACTGATTCAGCAATAAATGACACGGATAAATCACAATTTTTTAAAGTTAGATAACTGAGACATTTTATATGAAAAATTATAGCGAACTTCTGACAGAAAAGAATGTATCTGAAGCTGAAATGATGGAACAAATTGCATCAGCATTCAAAAAACATTTTCCTAATGGATGGATCAACGTACTCAAAAAAGCAATCCTTAGTGAAGTGATTGTTGTTAATTTAGGTTTGATTAGTGATCGAAATGCACAGTCATCTAAAATTATGGAAAACGATCCAATGTATCACAGTTTTATGATGCATATTGAAGAACCAGAAATGAAATACGAAGTGGAGGTGCTACAAGGTCGTTTAAGCATCAATCCAACAAATCCACATATGGCAATGTCTTCTGTGAAAACTAAGTGGAGAAAGACAACAGGTTCGCCTGATAAAGTGTTAAAAGCATTCCTTCGGTTCTTCACCAATTTACGTAAGCTGGTGAATGAACATGAATCGAATATCTATCAACGTAACAAATATGACGACAAGTGGTTTAAATAATGAAAACTTTTGATCAGTACCGAGAAGACAGTAAAATTGCACGAAACGTGGAATATCGTGAAAAAGGTGGTACAACAACTCCTAACATCGATCCGAAATTAAAAAATCATGAGGTTGTTGGATGGTTCACCAATAAACATAATCGTGCTGCTGGATGGGCATTTTATAAACTTGATAATGCTGATCGTTCATGGTTGAAATCACAGGGTGTTAATTTAGCTGGTGTGTTTCGAACTAATGGTGATGTGTTGAAAGCTGCTGGATGGAAAGCACCAGCTAAAGGCGCACGTGGTAACATTTTCGACGAATCTAATGGCTTAACGCGTATGTCAGCATATGGGCCAGCTTACAACAAATAAAATAAATGATTAAACTAGTATATTTTGATCTTGATGGTGTTCTTGCTGATTTTGAAAAAGGTGTATTTCTCGCAACTGGAAAACATATACCATCAAACATGGGGCCAGATGGTTTTGAGAAATCGGGCCTAAAAGATGAAGTTTTCAATGATGATAGTTTCTTTGAAAACTTGCTATTGATGGATGGTGCTAAAACAGTTTTTAAATTTGCGAAACAAAATTTTCCTGATGTTCAGATATTATCAGCTTATGGAAAAATAAATATCAAAGCAGTACAACGTGCAAAACATAAATGGGTAATGAAACATTTTCCTAATACACCAGTGACATTAGTACATAATTCAAACGCTAAAGGGCCATTTGGTGCACCTGATCGATTGTTAATTGATGATCGAACAAAATCTACAAAAGCATTTAGTAAAAACAATGGAAATATTGTGTTGTTCAAAAATGCGAGACAAACAATTGAAGGTATGAAAAAGTTCGTATGAAAAAGTATACAGAGTTTGTAACAGAAGAATTATTAACAGAAAAATTACTGTTGATCAACAATGGCAAAAAATATGGTCAAATTGTATTTTTAGCTGGTGGTGCAGGATCTGGTAAAGGATTCGCTGGAATGAACTTTTTAAATGGTAGTGATTTTAAAACACGCGATGTCGATTCATGGAAATCTACTTTCTTAAAATTATCGCGTTTCGAAAAAGATATTTCGCCTGTATTGAAAGCGGGTAAACATAAATCAATTAAAGATTTGTTGTTGAAAAATCCTAATGATGTTGGTATGCTTCATAATTATGTTGACAAATTTAACATCAAAGATAAAACAATGAAATTGTTGATTCAGAATATGACAGCACCTGATCGTTTACCCAATATCATATTTGATGTGACTTTGAAAAACACAAAGTATATGGAAAAAATTATTCCAGAACTTGAAGCAGTTGGATATAAATCTCAAAACGTGCATTTAGTTTGGGTGTTGACTGATTATGGTATTGCTGTCAAAGCTAACAGAGAACGTGCACGTGTGGTGCCTGATGATATATTGTTAGATACTCACGAGGGTGCAGCGAACACAATGTGGGATATTGTTGGTGGTAAAGCTGTCCGAGGTTTGAACGGTGGAATATATGTAATTCTTGGGAATCGAGATGCCACCATCTCATTTAAAGAATCTGATGGACGTGATTATCGAAAGGCTGATGACGATTCTTCTGCTAAAACTCGAAAAACTAAATCTGAAATAGATGGATTTGATTTTTTGAATAAAGCTAAATTGCGTCCATCTAGTAAACCAAAATCAAGAATCGTAATTAAAGATTTTAAATATTTGACTTACAAAGAACCAAATAAAACACCAAATACATCCTCTAAAATCAAAATTCAGTTGTTAACATGGATTACAAATAATGTGCCTTTTACAACTGCCATCAAAGTATTCCAAGATCAATATTAATTGATTGACAAATTATACAGATTCAAGTATAATATTAAAATCAGATATTAAAATGAGGAATGTATGAAAAGATATATGTTGGTCAGGCACAAGGAACATTACGTGCCTGAAGTAATTAATAAGATTTACAATGAATTTGAATTGAACGCACGATATTCTAATACTAAAATCTTGAATGAATTCGGGGTCAACACATTAAAGGTTGATGAAGAAGTTTGTTTTGATTATGACTATTACATCGAATTGACCATTAAACGAATAGAATGAAAAATTATAGAACAATATTAAACGAGTCTGGACTAAGTAGAATATACCTTCAGACTCAAAAATTTGATTATGGCACTATCACTGCGTTTAGAAGCGCACGTGAATGCAACACTGGCAAACCATATACCAAAACTGAAAATAAGGCTCGTAACAAGAGTCTGCTGAATAAGATGATGACGAAAGGTTACAGTGTCACTAAAATCAAAGGTTCTTATATTGAAAACTATGGTTCTGATGATGAACGAGAAGTTGGCGAAAGCTCGTTTATCGTTATTGACATCAAAGAATCTGGCAAACTAAAAAGTGATCTTCTCAAATTTGGGGAAGCATTTGAACAAGATTCTGTCATATATTCAGATGCTGGCGGCAAAGCTGCATTAATCGGAACCAACAAGTGTCCAAATGGATATCCGGGATATCACAAATCGATTTCACAAGGTGCAGGTATTTTTGGAAAAACTGGTGAATTTATGAGTCGTGTTAAAGGACGACCATTTGTATTCAGCGAATCAATTGAAGTTACAACATTTAACCCACCAAAATATCCTACTGAGATTCGAAGTATGGTCGAACTGTCAAAACAAGATTGGGAAAATTTGACGTAACATTTTATATTGTTTATCATACTGTTTTAAATCTGATAAACAATATAAATGTCAATACATCATGAAACTTTAGCACGTGAAATATACGAATCAAATTGCCATGTAGGTTGGTGGGATGACAAAGATCGTTGCATTTTTACAACAATGCAACTTTGTGTGACTGAAATTGCAGAAGCAACAGAAGGTGATCGAAAAGATCTCATGGATGACAAGTTGCCACATCGAAAAATGTGTGAAGTCGAACTTGCAGACACGTGGATTCGTGTTTTAGATTTAGGTGGTCGATTCGAACTACAATATTATGCAACCGCAATACCTCACAAATGGACTCGACATATTAATACAGTTGCAGGTAAGCTATTAGGTCTTACAGCTTCAACTATAGATTTTGCAGAAGCATATGAATCATACAACAACTCAATGTATTACAAACGTGAATTCTCACATACTTATTCAGTGTTAATTAATTCAATTGAATATCTTGCTATTCAGATGAATTACAATTTAAATGATGCTGTCAAAGAAAAAATGGAATACAATAAAACACGTGCCGATCATAAACGTGAAAATCGTGAAAAGGAAGGTGGTAAAAAATATTAATCGTCTTTGGCGTTTAATGGTTCAGAATATTCATCTGCAATTGTAAAATCAATATTTGATAAATCTGATATATTAAATTGTCGTATATCACCATCAAAATCATATGCTATGGTGATATGTGGTATATATCTATCAAAATCATGTGGCGCATCATATTTTCGACGAATTTCATTATGACGGTTTGACATCCAAGGTGATTTGACTTCTATCACTAATGCATTGTTAAACACACTAAATTTAATTGGCTTGACACGTTGATCGAATATTAGACCCTGCGCCACAAATCCATGTAAAGGATCACGGCTATAAATCAGCGTTGAATGCATCTGATGTGTTGGCGGATATCCACGTGAGTGAATATATTCTTTCAACAATGTGTCTGTTCTACCAGAATAATGAACACCGATTAAAATACCTTCATTTTCTTCAATGATGAAATCTTGATACGTTTTCAATTAAAATAGATCCTTAGAGTTGGATGAACGATTAATGTTCAAATAAGAATCATTATGACGCAAAAGAATTGATTTGTCATTTTTGTTGTTTTCGAAGTGAGATTTGATTCTACCTGTTAAATCAGCATCTTTACCTAAATATGTTTTCCAATGCTTGCCTTTAGAACGTGCGTTGAAACAACCATTGAAAGTTGATCGATCACAATCAAAATAAGATTTACCTAATGCTTTACCTGATGCGCCCATTGTTGTAGGTACAGGTGCATTAGCTGTTGTCATTTCTTCGTCCATTATATTACCCTTAATATGTTTTCATTTGTGAAATGTTTGTCATTACCAGAAAGTCTATCGATAGTTTTATATATTGAAACACCTAATAAATTACCAACAGGTATCAGTTGTTCTTTAACGACTAACATGGTATTATCATCCATGATATATTTCCCTTTCGGTAATATTTGTGTGATGTTTTCCTGAATGATTGGATATTCAATAGTTTTGTCATTGTTTTCTAACCATTCGATTAAATATTGTGTTAAAAGAATAGTATCATTACTGTCAAAATCTCGACTTTCTTTGATCAACCATAAACCTGCTGCATATGATGCTATTTTTGATCGACCGCCCGGTATCTTAATTAACAAACGTTTCATATTTTTGATAATGATATGAAACAATGACATTTCCTTTTTTTCAGCATCAGATTCAGCATCACGAATCTTCTCACCATCACCATTAATTAACCCCATATTGAATGCAGGCCATTTGTTAAACGGTTTTGTGATTAATTGTAAAAACTTAATAGCGACAAAAGCGTTTAACGCTCCACCTTCTATTAATAAGTTGTCTTTAAATGTGTTTGATGTCATAATCTATTTATATTTTATGCAATATTGCAACTAAATTTTTATCTAATTGAATGTTTGGTAAATCAACTTCTGGTATTTGTGCAGGAAGTAAATCTAGATAAATAAGAATAGTCTTCAATGCAGAATGCATGTCAGAAGCACAGTAGAAAAACAACATTCGTGTGGTCGCAGTTGGGCCAAATACATTATTTAATATAATAATATGATTCATTGCTAGACGTTCTTTGATGTCTTGAGTTGTGATATATTTTCGCAACAGTTTCTTGACATATACTAAAATTCTGATATCTTTGTTAAACTCAGTTACGCCTGCTGGATCTTCACTTTCGTAACATTTTGTTGCGTAAAGTAAAAAATTATTTTCGGATAAACGTTCAAAAAGCATATGTCAATAAAAATAGTTAAGAGTAAGTCAGAAATGAATTCAGATATGATGGTGCAAGTCACCTTTGTTAAACATTGCACAAGATGCGACACCAAATATTCTACTGTTTTTGAATCATTTGTGTGTCCACAGTGTAGTAATTTGGATGTTGCGCCTATATTTAGTCTGAGGCCAGATGTCGTTATTAACTGATAGTCGTTATGTAGCACAGTTATCATCATATTTAGACGGTTTTAAGAAGATCGACACTAATCGATTCAATTTCAGATGTCCGATATGTGGTGATAGTAAATATAACGATAGAAAGGCACGTGCTTGGTTGTATCCACATGATGAACATCCAAATATGTGGTTTAAATGTTGGAATTGTGATCGATCAATGAGTTTGTCATTTTTGTTGAAGACTTATTTCCCATCGTTACATAAAGAATATCGAATGGAAACATTTAAGCATACTAAATATGTTGCTGATGATTTTATTCCTGTTGTAGTTGCTAAAAAAATAATATTCAATGAAAAATCTGTTGTAGATCAAATAGATCGCATACTTGATTTACCAAATGATCATATTGCCGTTCAATTACTTTTAAAACGTAAAATACCAACCAAATTTCACCAATATTTTTACTATACAGACAAATTTTGTACATGGGTTAACAGTTGGAATCCCGGCAAATTCGAATCGACTAAATATGATCATCCACGATTAATAATCGCGTTTCGAGATGTTAACAAAAAGTTAATTGCGATACAAGGCAGATCGTTTGACGACAATAATAAGCCAAAATATTTGACGCTAAAAGTTGATACAAATGTCGATAACGTGTTTGGTTTAGACATTGTTGACCATGCCAAAAACGTCAAAATTCTTGAAGGGCCGATAGATTCAATGTTTGTTAACAATGCGATTGCGGTGGGTAACGCTGGTTTAAATAATCCAAATTTAGATGATGTTACTTATATATGGGATAATGAACCACGAAATAAGCAAATTGTCAACTTAATGATTAAAAAGGTTAACAGTGAGCCATATTCTAAGATAGTGATTTGGCAATCGACAGATAGATTATTATTTAAAGATATAAATGATTTAGCAATGATACATAATTTGTCATTAGATAAAATAGATGTTCTAATAAATAAAAATACTTTCAAAGGTTTGGAAGCATTATTTGCAATTAACAGATGGAAAAAATGAATGGCAATACTTGATATAGAAAATATTAACGATGATATCGGTGAACGTAAAATATTTCTAGGTAGATATTCAGGTTTTCAAAGGTTTGATGTATACAAATATAGATTCGCAAAGCAGATCGAATCAAAAATGAGAAACGCATTTTGGAATCCTGAAGAAATTAGTATGATTTCTGATCGAATTAAATTTCCATCTTTACCGGAACACATTCAAGAAATATTCACATTAAATGTTCTGTTTCAGACGTTAATGGACTCTGCGCAATCACGTGGACTGGACACAATACTATGTTCATTAACCACTAGTCCAGAATGGGAAGCTGTATTTCGAACACAAGGATATTTCGAACAAATACATTCTATTTCGTATTCACATATTATACGCGAAATGTATCCTGATGCAACAACAATATTTAATAAAATTGGTGACTATCCTGAAATTAAACATCGTGTCGATAGTGAAATTGCAGCGTATCATTTTGCAATGTCAGATCTTTCTGATAATGATGATAAACGAAAAGATATTTTAGAATTGTTGTTACGCATTTTTGTGTTAGAAGGTATTAAATTTTACGTTAGTTTTTTAGTTACTTACAAAATAAATGATGCGTATGATAATCCAATTCAAGGTGTTAATCGTATTATTAAATTGATCAATTTTGATGAAGACATTCACGTGTCTGTTTTTGGTGGTTTATTGAACACGTTACGTAAAACACAAGATGAAGGTTTTGTGGAATTGATGAATAGTGATTGGTTCAAAGATCTTGCAAAAAAAGTGTTTGATGAAGTTAGAATATCTGAAATTGAATGGGCAAAATATTTGATGTCCTATGGTAATATTCCCGGCCTAACAATAAAAGTAGTTGAACAATTTGTGGATTATTACATCAACGACAGAAAACGAAAATTAAAATTAACATCTGATAAAATTGATCCGCCTGATATTGTTAATTGGTTCGAAATTTATAAAAATATAGATTTAGATAATGTTGCAGGACAAGAAGGTGAAGGACTTGCCTATAATATTGGTATTATTAAAGATGATGTTCCATCTGGTGTGATGGTTTGGTAAATTTATGAAAAGAAATAAAATAACGTTAGGTCTATTACAATCACAAATCGATTTAGATGAAGAAATCGATTTAGATGAAAATACATCCATCAATGCGTCAAAAATAATAATTGTAAAACGTGATGGTCGTAAAGAACCATATGTAATCGAAAAAATGAAAAAGGTGGTTCGATGGGCATGCGATGATGATAAGTATCTTGCCAAAGAACTATTAGAATCTACTGAAATAAAATTATATAATGAAATCAAGATCACTGAAGTGTATGATGAATTGATTCGCACTGCTGCATCAAAAATATCGTTAATGTATCCGCAATGGGAAAATATTGCTGCAAAACTTTATCTATTACAATTGTATAAAGAAGCATGGCATATTGACAACGGTGATTATCCATCTTTACTAGAAGTGATTTCAAAAGGTATCCAACATAGTATCTATGATAAAACTGTATATGACTCTTATTCTGAAACTGAAATATTAGAACTTGAATCTATGGTTACACCAGCAAACGATCTCAAATTTACATACAAGGGATTGGTCACACTCAATGACAAATATTGTTTAAATTATAGCAAAACTAAAAAATTAGAATTACCACAGCATGTGTATCTTCGTGTTGCTATGTTTATACATTGGAAAGAAACGTTTGATCGAATAGTTAAAGTGTCAACAACTTATAAATATCTATCTGAGCATGCGTATACAAACGGTACACCAATTACTATAAATTCTGGTACGCCAAATGCACAGTTATCTAGTTGTGTGTTAAACGCAATGTCTGACGATACAATCAGTATTCTAGACACTAATAAAAATCTGGGCATGTATAGTAAATTTAAAGGTGGTACTGCATTAGATATCAGTCGTCTTCGTGCACGTGGTTCTTATATCATGGGTAATCAAGGGAATTCAAGTGGGCCAGTTCCATTCTTGAAAATAGTTGAAGCGACAATGAAAGCGTTTAATCAAGGTGGTAAAAGACCCGGATCATGTTGCATTTATTTTCAATGGTGGCATATTGATTTTCAAGATTTAATTGTTTTAAAATCCAATGGTGGAACAGAAGAAAGTCGCGCACGTGGTTTGAAATATGCTGTTAAACTTAATCAAATATTGTTAGATCGCTGGATGACTGATGAAGATGTATCATTGTTCGATCCAAAAGATGTTCCAGAATTGTTTGAATTGACTGGTGATGATTTTAACGCAAAATATGCTGAATATGAATCAAAGACATCTATTCGAAGGAAGAAAATGTCTGCACGTGATTTGTTCTTTCAAATCATGAAAGAACGTACTGAAACTGGAAACATTTATTTGTTCCATGAAGAAAATGTTAATAACCATAATATGACAGATCGTTATATTAATACGTCAAATTTATGTACAGAAATCATGGAACCATCAAGACCATCATTTAGTCTCGATGAAGAATTAGTTGTGCGTGAATCAGGTGAGCGACAAGTAAGGAAAAAATATGTTGCTGGTGAAATTGCTTTATGTAATTTGTCATCTGTAAATTTAGTATATTACTATGATTTATCTGATAGTGAAAAAGATGATTTGATATATAACATAGTATCAATGATGGATAACACAATTGATGTTGCGAAATATCCAGTAAAAGAAGGTATGAATTCGAATCAATTATATCGTTATTTGGGTATTGGGGTCAGTAACTTTACGAATTTACTTGCTTCACAGAAGATTACAATAGATACACAAGAAGCGTTGGAATTCACACATAAATTATTTGATGAACTTAGTTATAGAATTTACGACACTTCGAATCGTTTAGCTATGAAACGTGGTGCATTTCCTAAATTTCGTGAAACACAATGGGCGCATGGTATGACACCTGTTCATTTTGCTAATTCACGTGCATTAACATTGACTGAATATCAACCAGATATGGCCAAATGGGATGCGTTAGGACAACGAATTAAACAACATGGTATTAGAAATGCTTTGTTGATGGCAATTGCACCAACAGCAACAAGTGGTAAAGCAATCAATGCAACAGAATCGATTTTACCTGTTGTAAATTATCTATACAAAGATGAAGGTACTAGAAATATTATATCTCTGGCCCCTAATTTTCGTCAAAACAATATGTACTACAAAAAAGCGTTTGATTGTGACCCTAAAAAATTGTTAGAACTTGCAGCAATACGACAGATATATATCGATCAGGGACAAGCAATTGATATGTATTTTGAACGTCCTGACTCATATTTTGATTTAATGAAACTTCACGTGTATGCTTTCGAACTTGGTATTAAAACGTTGTATTATCTGAAACAATTGAAATCAACAGATATTGAAAACTGTGAAAGTTGTACATAACATTAACTAATTTTAATTAAAAGTAACATATGAAAGCACCCAAACATTGTGGTCAAAATATGGTTCGTGCAGGATTTGAATCACACGGTGGACAACGTTATAAATGTAAAGTTTGTAAAAGTCGCGTGAACACTCCACCATCAAATTCTAAGTCTAAAAAGATTAAAAAGGAAGTTGAAGTTCCTATTTCAAATCAATATGCTAAACAATTAAAATCTGAACGTTGTCAGAAATTTGTGATCACTGCTGCACAAAATAACACACGTGTTCATGAAAAATTCTTAACGAATTTACATGTCTATTGTAAGATCAACAATGCAAAATTAATTGTGTTGCCGATACATTACAAAAATATTTCGTTGTTTACTGTAAATAAAGAATATAAGAAAGATTGGGATAATTCAATCAAACCATTCTTAGTTAATGAAAAAATATCATTAGGTGGTAATGTTACAGTTCGTCCTGAAAAAATTAATGCAACTGCTGTTAATCCATTATCAGGACTTGAAAGTATTGGTGGTTCTGCATGGTGTTTATATGGTCATACTCAACAAGCAATGACACCTGTTGCAACACCGGGCGGCAAGAAACCAAAACGGACGTATACCACAGGTGCTTGTACAATTAAAAATTATTCCAATACTAAAGAAGGTGCAAAGGCTGACTTTAATCATATAATTGGTGCGTTGGTTGTTGAAGTATATAAAAATCACGCATTCGTTCGTCAAATAAATGCGCATAATGATGGTAGTTTTCATGATCTTGATTGTCGATTTTTTGATGGTACGTGTAAGATGGGTATACCTATAATTGCGTTGACGACTGGTGATGAACACGAAAAATTTATGTTAAATGGTGTCAGAAAAGCAACATATACAAATGATGATTCTATAGTTAATTTTCTTCGTCCTTCGCTGATATTTCGTCATGACACATTAGATGGATATGCTGGTAGTCATCATCACATAGGAAATGATTTAGTCAATTTCAAAAAGTTTCATAATGGTGATAATGACTATCGAAAAGAATTAGATAGCGTGGTTGAACATGTCAGAACTACTACACCAGATTTTGCTAAAACGGTTTTTGTGCCAAGCAATCATCAAGATCATTTAAACATATGGTTAAAGAATGTTGATCTTCGAACAGATCATACAAATTCTTTACTTGCGTTAGAATTGATGTATAAACAACGTTTAAGAATTTTAGCTGGTGAATCTTATGATCCATTTGAAATCTATATGAAAGAATATTTAACAGGTTGTAATTTTGAATTCGCAGATCGTAATACTCCATACTTAGTTAAAGGTGTAGATTACTCACAACATGGTGATGTGGGTATTAATGGTAGTCGTGGTTCGGCTCGTGGTATGTCTAAGACGACATATAAAATGGTCATAGGTCACACTCACGGTTCTCGAATTGAGAAGGGCGTGTATCAAGTGGGAACGTCTACTGGTCGGTTAGAATATGAACGTGGTCTAGGTGATCACACAAACACTCATTGCATTCAATATCAAGATGGTAAACGAACATTAATTGATATTTACCAATCTGAATGGCGCGGTAAATAATGATCACTTATTATTGTTTTAACGAACAAACTGAAACAGGAAATGTTGTTAACAAATGGACAGCAAAACATGTCCATGAATATTATTGGATGCATTGGTCAGCACAGATGATAGCCAGAGGTCTAATATGTGATTGTACTGAAGAAAACATGTTAAACGATTTTATGATTGTTAACTGGGCATGGAAAGAAGAAATTGATGAATAAAATAAGAATAGCATGTGAATGTGGTGCCGAATTCGAAGTTGAACACGAAATGGGAGATAAATACACAGGTAGATATTGTGTATTTTGTGGATCAGATGACGTTGACGACGAAGAATTGGATATACCAGAATAATGAAGTAACTGAACTAGACATTGAAAAATATCACGGTTTTGTTTATTTAATTACAAACTTGATCACTGGTAGAAAATATATTGGCAAAAAGATTTTTAAATTTACCAAAAAAATTCCACCACTGAAAGGGAAAAAGCGAAAACGTACTAAAATTTATGAAAGCGATTGGAAACTATATTATGGGTCGAGTAAAGCCTTGCTTGAAGATGTTGAACTGTTGGGTGCTGACAATTTTTCACGAGAAATTCTTTCTTTACATGTATCTAAATCTTCATGGACTTATTATGAAGTTGCTGGACAATTTGAAAGGGATGTACTGTATGCATGTTTACCCGATGAGACACCGGAATATTACAATGATAATATATCTGGTAAGTTTTATCATAATGCTGATGTTCGTGAATTAAAAAACAATAAAGCTTGATAATTATATTGATCTTGGTATAGTGATCGTATATTAACTATTAGAGAGAATTTAATTATGACAATGACAACAGACCAATGTGTAAACCTGTTTGATGACGCTCACGCTGCTGGAATGGTAGCAAGTGAGGCAAACTATGATAAAGACAATTGGTGGCCTTGTGGCTTCGCTGAAGTCGTTATAAGACCAGCTAATTGCAAGTTTGCTAAGTGGCTTGTTTCTGAAGGTAAAGCCAGTAAACGATATGGTGGTGGTGTTGGTATTTGGGTCGACCTATTCGGTCAATCAATGGTTGCTAAAGAAACATATGCACGAGCATTTAACGATGTTGTAGTTGATGCTGGTGTTAAATCGGGATACAATTCACGAATGGATTAAAATTTCGTTCATATCAGTACTATTAATACCGAAGCCAACTTAATTGTTGGCTTTTTTGTTTCTGTTGTTGTATTTATATTCAATACAGTATATAATGTGTACATAATTAATCGAGAGAGAAAATAATATGCTTAAACTAGTAGAATACGACAATCAGCCTGACAATTTCGTATTACACTGGGATTTGTCAGCATGTAACACAAACGGTGCATATATCTTTTGGGATAATTTCTTAGATGGTATGGCTAAAGAATATATTCAACCAGCGTGGTTCAATCATGCTGTAAAATATCCTAACATTCACTCAATGATGAAAACATTATGAACCACAGAACTGATTTTGAAACATTCGAGCGTGAATATGTGGTAGTACGCAGATGGGTTGATGACGCAAGTGATGCACTTAAAATCATCACAGACGGTAACCGTAATGCATCAGGATTTCTTAAATCTGAGGTAAGATATAGTGCTGCATATAAAAATGCGAAGACTAACTTTGATTTGGCATTTCGAAAGTCACAACTGTTTTTGAAAGGTGTTCCTAACGAATTTATGCGAAGAAATTCAAAATATCACAAATAAACATTGTAATTTATATTCAACCTGATATAATACTTGTATATTAATTAACGAGAGAAACGAAATGCCAAGATTCAGAATGACACGAGAGTTTTTTACCCCATCAGAATACGAAACGAAGATTGAAAACACTGACTTGAATATGATTGTTTATGTTATTGATGATATTCATGCAATGGGTTTTAGTGGCAAACGTGCCAAACCTGATTTTCATTTTCGATTTACTTCTGTTGCTCGACGTGATGAATATATTGCAGAATACGTTGCGAAGCTTGAACGAAACGTAGAAGCTAAAGCTAAAGCTAAAGCAGAGAAGAAAGCGTTTGTCCATAATATGGAAGTTGGTACAATTTTGTATGATTCATGGGGTTATGATCAGACCAATGTTGATTTTTACGAAGTAGTTAGATTAGTTGGTAAAAAATCTGTTGTAATTCGTGAAGTTGCTAGTGCTTATGTTGGTGAGACTGGTGGCCCATCAGAAAACGTTGTTGCAATCGCTGGCGATTACATCAGTGACGAATATGGCACCAAACGTGTTAACGAATATAATCGTGTTAGAATGAACAGCTTTAGTACTGCTGGTGTATGGGATGGAAGTCCAATGCATAAGACTGGAATGGGTTGGGGTCACTAACCAAACTAGTAATTAATCACTGTATAAATACTGATGTCTCAAACGATATCAGTATTTTTTTATGTACGCATTAGGAAAACGTTCATTACGTCGGTTAACTGACGTTCATCCAGATTTGATTGCTGTCGTTAAACGTGCTATACAGTTATCTCCATATGATTTTGGTGTAACTGAAGGTGTACGCACAATCGAAACTCAAACACAATATGTTGCTGATGGTAAATCAACTACTCTGAATAGTATGCATTTACCACAAGATGACGGTTTTAGTCATGCAGTTGACATCTATGTTATTGTTGACGGTAGTGTTACGTGGGAGCATAAATACTTTAGGAAAGTAATACAAGCTTTCTTTACTGCTGCAATTGAAGCTGGTGTTCAAATTGAAGCTGGTGGTTTGTGGCGCGACTTTTTAGATTCACCACATTTTCAACTCGGTAATCAATACCGTTAATTATACGTAGGTAATATCATGGCAAAGAAAAATAAAAAAACATCTAAAGTTGAAGTTTTGGGTGAAGTAGTTGAAGAACAACGTGCAGTCGAAGAACATGCAGAAGAACATACAGAAGAACACACACCGAAAGTTTTGACAGAAGATCTTGATGCAGGATCAGAAGCTGTTGAATGGTCTGAAGCTGAAATTAAAGCAGGGAAACGAAAGTTTTCATGTGGTAGACGAACTGCAATTAAAAAAATGAATCGGGCCATTGGTCAATGAACATGTTCAAACCATTAAGTGATTGTGTATTATGTGAATTAATATTCACTAAAGTATCAGAAATTATTCATGTTGAAGAATCGAAAGAAGATGTTGAAAAATTCGGTACAGTTATTGGTATTGGGCCAGATGTTGAAAATATACAAATTGGTGACGAAGTATTAATTCCACCAATGAACACAGGACGTGAATTGATAGCATTGGATGATAAAGCATATGCAGTATTTAGAGCAAAAACTGCGATGTTAGTTAAACAAAACATTTGATATAACATATCTGTTGTAGTATAATTGATTCATAATTAATCAATGAGTCAAATATGAAAAATGAAAAATGTAATATTAGTTCTGTTAGAAAAAGGTGTTGAAATTTTACGAATTAAATTTCGTAGTGAATCATCATTAGTGAATTATGTTGAAAATTCTAATGATGAAAGATATTCTAACGACAATTTTTCTATCAATATTGTATATGATTAATGCCTTTGTGGTGTAACTGGACAGCACAACAGCCTTCTAAGCTGTAAGGTGGGGGTTCGAATCCTCTCAAGGGTTCCAAATTATTTGACGCAATGTATTTAATATGATACATTGTGTTTTTTCTTATCTACGTGTCAATAAATGATCATACTTGATTATAGTCAAATTGTTATATCTAGTTATTTTGCTGAATTGAAAGGCAATTTTGAATCCGATTTGTTTAAACATATTATTTTCAACTCAATTCGTGCTTATAAGAAAAAGTTTTCAACAGATTATGGCACCAAAATGATACTTGCCGTTGATGCAAAAGATAATTGGCGTAAACAAATATTTACTGAATATAAAGTCAGACGTGCTGCAAAGAAAAAGGATGACGATTGGGATAAGATTTATGCAACAATGCAACAAGTTAAAGATGATATTATAAATTATTTTCCGTACAATGTGATCGAAGTTGATGGTGCAGAAGGTGATGATATAATAGGTGTTATAGTTGCAGCTACCAATGAAAAAACAATTGTTGTATCATCTGATAAAGATTTTAAACAATTGTGTCGTTATCCTCATTTTCGACAATATTCACATATGGACAAATCGTTTGTCAAAACTGACGACGCTGATATATTTTTGAAAGAACATATTATACGTGGCGATAGCGGCGATGATATACCAAATGTATTGTCGCCAGAAAAAGTTTTTGTAATGGAAGGTGTTAGGCAAAAATCGATTTTTAAAGATAAAATGAAAGATTGGTTGACCTTACCTATTGAAGAATTTCTGGATGAAGATCAAATCAAACGATTTCATTTTAACCAAAAGCTGATCGATCTGTCATTTGTGCCTGATGATATTCAGAAACAAATATTAGAAAAATTTAACCGTACTGGTAACCTTGATGCAGACATGTCGTCTATGATGCATTATTTTTCAAGAAACAGAATGCGACATCTGTTAGACGTATTAGAGGATTTTTAATGGAATACAATTTTGGTAGAGCGACACATATTTTTGAAGTGATTGATATTTTACGTTCGACTACTTCATCAGTAGAAAAGGTAATAATATTAAAAGAAGCTATTGCTTATGTGCCACATTTTAAAAGTGTACTTGAATTCACATATGACCCATATAAACAGTATCATATTAAAAAGATTCCTGAATACAACAAAGCTTCACGTTTTCATCTTGAAAATTATTGGAAGAAATTTTTTATGATTTTTGGATTTCTGTCATCACGTGCTATAACTGGAAATGCTGCGATTGAACGTGTTAGCCAATATTTTGATTTTTTGCCGGGCCGTGAAAAGGAAGTTGGTGAATTGATTTTTAAAAGATCTTTGTCATGTGGTGTATCTGCTACAACCATTAATAAAGCACATCCTAATTTAATTCCAGTATTCAATGTTGCAAAAGCTAAACCATTTAATGAAAAAAATATGGATGTAATGGTTTATCCTTTATGCGGTCAAGAAAAAATAGATGCAGCACGTTGTAATGTTATTTGCGAAGATGGCACTATATCGTTTCGAAGTTCAAGTGGCAATGTTCTTAAAACCTATGATGGGCAATTGATGAACGAAATCAAAGAAATGCGTAGTCGTGTGACTGGTGATTGTGTAATTGACGGTGAATTAATTGGTTTAACTATTACTGGAAGAGACTATTTAAGTCGCCGGGTGTCTAATGGATTATTCAATAAGGCTGTTAAAGATACTATAGAATTTGAAGAATTTGATAAATTCGTTTTTATTGTGTGGGATATTATACCATTAAAAGATTTTTATTGTGGTGTATTTAAAATGCCATATTCAAAACGATTTGAATTAATGAAAACAACTGTTAATAAAGATGCCAAACGTGTAAAGCTGGTTGAAACACGTATGTTAGATTCATTCTATCAGGTTCAACAGTTTTATCTAGAAGTGATCGAAAAAGGTGGGGAAGGTCTGGTACTTAAAAATTTAGATAGCATTTGGAAACCAAAACGATTGGCTAATCATATTAAAATGAAAGTTGAAAAAGAATGTGAACTACGTATAGTTAAAGTGGTTGAAGGTGTAGGTAAATACGAGGGAAAGCTAGGTGCTTTCATCTGCGAAAGCGAATGTGGCAAATTACGTGTGCGCGTTGGAAGCGGTTTTTCGGACGAACAGCGGGATCTGTATTTTACTAGTGCCATGAAAGATAGTATCACGACTACTAAATTTAATGAAATAATTGAAGGACACGATAATCCTGATATGAAGTCTTTGTTTTTGCCAATATTTGCCGAAGTTCGTGATAATGAAAAAACGGTTGCGAATACGTTAATTGAAATTCAAGAAATTGATGACACGAAAATCGAAAAAAGGATGTCATAAACGCTATGCAACCAATGAATTTTAG